GTCATTCGAGAGAATCAAGTCTTGGGGCTCGATCACTCTTTCGGTCAAAAGCACACCGTCAGGCCCCATCTGGCGGATAATCATGTTAGCATCCATGAACTGATGGGCTGCGATCTCCGTCATCTTAAGCAAAGGCGTAAAGACTTGAGGCTGTAGCTCTTCTACTTGATCTAGCACGGCGCTATTAGCGGCTGCTGTCATGGTAGACACGCCTGTAGCGGTCCCGGCCGCGCGCCCCATGCCCTCTCTAGGCGAGCCCGAGACTAGCGCGTTCGCCTTAGTCTGATCCTGAACCACGCCAATCATAAACCGGACCATCTGGAGACCTTCCATACTCATTTGAGCAGGGGGCCTCTCCATCCGTACCGCATCCGGGCTGATAAGCCACTTAGCCATAGGCTCAAACTGGTACATATCCGGGTCGTCTACCATGCTAGGATCAAACAGCGTGATAGGATTGAGCGAGTAGGTAGTACAATCCATCGACTGATTTGTTAAGTCGTTGGTCATGTACTGCCAAGCTTCGCTAGCTTCGATCACGCCATGGCCATAAAAGTAGTCATGCTCGCGGTAGATCGCGCCAAACAAATAAGGCGGGTGTTGGAACCACCACGGATTTTCTTGTATGCGGAGTATTTCCGTTCCGCTGTAAGTTACCCACACCCAAGGGTCTAGCTCGTCACTGTCTACACCGGGTAGACTGAACCGTACCCATAAATCAGTAATATCTAACTCGTCATCTGCTAGGTCTGCTTGGTGCCCTGTCTCTTTATTAGCTTGTGATGTTGGGCGCTTCTTAGACTCTAGTGCTGTCTCTCGAATAGAGATTACGCGCTCGACTGCCTCTGAAGAGTACCAGCCCTTCTTAGCTTTCGCGCGCAGCTTGTCAAACGTAGTAGTAGAGTCTTCCCAGATCATACGAAGACCCTCGTAGTCAGTAGCGGTCTCAGGCCAAACGTAGACATGGGCCATATCGACTACTTCTAGGCTAGGGCCGTAGCACTCGAATTGCTTGCGCGACTTAATATCTAGCGAGCCATCTTCGGACTTCTCTCGGTACTTGATAGTACGCGAGACTTCCTTCCAACCAAACTTAAAGCAGCTAGTGCCTATGATATAAAGCTGGCGTAGGAACATGCTCATTTTGCTAGGAAGCTTAGCTTGGTCTTCTAGCAAGTGCTTAAAGAAGTCTACCGCTACAGTCTTCCATCGCTCGTTATCGACTTCGACGGATATATACGGATCGCTCAAGAGCGAGTCTTTCGCAATCCTAGTAAGCGTGTCTACTGCATCTTTCAGGATGCCTAGAAAAAGCTTGCTCCGGCCTTCGTAGTAAGATTGAGTACGCCGCATGTTATAAACATCGCGGTAGCGTTCCCAATCGCTCTCTACTTTCGAGTAGCGATTATCTCTAGCCTTCTGGACGATAGGGAGAAGCTTCTTAATGTCATCTGCCACGCTAGTAACGCTAGCGTAGTTCTTCAGCTCCATAGGCTCTACCCCAAAGATAGGGCCTTCTGGCTCAGACGTAGCTTTCTCTAATTTTTCTTCTTGTTCTTCAGCCATTAGCTTCCTACTGTAGAATATGGCAGTTATCGCCAAACTTAGGGGCCTGGCCGCCTTTAGGGACTACAACCCACTGAGTATTACCAGCAGGCGGTGGGCCGCCAATCTGGAAGCAGCCGTACACGGAAGAGCCAACTTCGTTGTAGGCTTTAATCTGGTCCGGGGTTAAGGTCTGCCCTTGCCCTAAAGCATTACCGATAAGCTGCGCTGCACAGCCCGAGATAAATAACATATAGAACAATAACAAGCTGATATACTTTTTCATCTATTCTCCGAAATACTGGTTAGTGCAAAGCTGCTCCCAGAAGTGCTCGCTATCGCGCGGGGGCGTGCTAGACATGATTAACCTTCCACCATTCTCCAAAGTAGGCCGTAACGCAGCGTACATATTACGGCACTCTCTATCATCGCACTCGCCTACTTCATCCCAATAAACTAAAGATAAAGTTTCCCCCCGTCCTGGATTTCCATTCTGGGGGAAAGCTTCAATGGTACTATGCGGCCCCTCTTCGATAGGATGCTCCACAATCATGCGGAGGATAATACCCTTCTTGCCGCGATAGAACTTAACCGGAGGAAGTGCAATCTTCCAATGTTCAGGCAGATGATCGTAGATGGTCTTTATTCTGCCGATTAACTTACCAGCGTCTTCCTCTTTCAAACTGATTAGCGCGATAACGCTACCGGGCTTAAACAGTGCTTCCCATAAGCACACTACACACATAATCCAAGTCACTAGCATCTGCCGGGACTTGTAGACTGCTAGACGGTCTAGCTTAGAACCATACTCTAGCAGCTTAGCGATATACTTCTTATGAACAGGGAAAGGCTGTATCCGCTCACCCTTAGCATGCGAGTCATGCGTGCGAACAAAGTTAGCGAAAAAAAGAATGTCTTCTGACGCATAGTAAAGCTGTTCGGCAATTTCATTTAGAGCTTCTACTCGCGCTGATGCTTCAGCTCTCGCCACTTGTCACCATGATTTCACATTTTTCTATCAGCTCTTCTGGCACCCATCCTATAACACCTTCGTCGGGCTCCGTAGCTCCAGGACTATATGCATAGCTCTCTACAAAACGAACGACACCATCAGTTATGTCATCTATAACGCCCCGCTCAATCCACTTAGCGAGAGCCTTCTTGCCGGATGCAGCATGAACTAGGTCTCCCCGCGCTGAGTATGGGTCAAGCCAGGTGATTCTGACTTCCTTACCGATGAAGTGCTTAGGTATTTTCATGTTCCCATGCTTTACTACCGAAGACCCGTACACCTAGCCATCTAATCCAAGATATAGGGGATAACCTACCAAAGCTAGAACCCTGTTGTATTCTGACCCTGAATATATAGTCTGCCTCTTCTTTAGTCAAGGGGTGCCCATATACCATACCATGTGTACGGTAGTGAATATCATGTTCCATACAAGTCCAGGCTAGGTAGTCTACCACACCCGTACAACCATCTGCTTTAAGCTGGATAGCCAGGCCATTAACGTCAGACCAATAAAGCTTATCCCAGGCTGTTACCTTAAGCCAGTAGTCTAAAGCTTCTTTAGTAAGATACCCCTTCACCGACTTATGCTCTTGCCCCCTACGGGATACTTGCCATACTGGTTCTTCATCTTATGGCGGATAGAGTCCCAGCTAGTACCCTTTTCAAACGTAGTTCCCATAAGGCAGTATCTAGCAGCGTCTACATAGTGGTCGTTGATACCGTCTTTGATAATCTCGCCTGTCTTGTTACGCTTGTAGCCCCCGCGCATGGCTGCCGCTAGGCGGGGGCATTTCTTGGCATTTACCATTATGTAGGGTCGTCCGTTGGTCATTAGGACCAACTCCCGACACATTTGTAGGATGCCTTCTTCTATAAGCTGGTCTTTCCCTCTAGGGTTGATGCCGTAGGATTTGAGGGTTTTCATACTAGAGTTACCCCACCTATCCTCATTACGCCCCGACACATCAACCCAATCCACAAAAGTAGCGCCACGGTAGAACTGATTAGAATGAGCTAACACCATCTGGACGAACTGTTCTTCCATGATGTTATCTGGTGCTATCTCGTCTATGAAGTTCTTTTCTAGCCCGTTGATTTGCATGAACTCTACGGCTGGGTGGACTTTGCCGAAGTCCCAGCCTCTATAGAGTACACGGCCTATGCTAGGCTTCCAGAATAAGTCGCCTTCATGTAGCTGCTTCTTATAGTCGCCAAAGACAGGCCGAACGTCTTTTAAGCCTACTGGCTTTAGCTCGAACTCCCTGTCAAAATCTTCAGTAGGATACTCGGAGGCTACCTTCTTGGCCCAAGCATCGTCTTTATCAGGATCGGCGGAGTAGTGCAGGCGGATTACTTGGAACCCTTCGCCTATCTCGTCGTCCTGCTTCTTGATTACTTCGGTAGCCAATTACTTAAGATTCCTAAGAATAAACACGCCGCCTTGGTTATGCAGAGTCTCCCAATCACTAATAAAGTAAGCGCGGTAGTCAGTCATGGCGGTCTTGCCTACTTGAGTGGCATACTCCTTGCGCGACAGGAATGTATAGACTTCCTTACCCATGTAGCGTGTATGCCCAGGATCACCCCATACC